CCGCTTCTTCTGGCCCTTCTTGCCCGCCATCGCTTACCTCAAGATGTCCACTTCCGATGGTGGACATCTAGCAGGCACTCCATCACGTCGTCAGAGCGGGGAAACCGGACAGATACGCCGATCGCCGCGCCGGGGATCACGCGCAGCTGTCCGCCAAGGCGCTGGACCAGGTCCGAGACCTGCGCGCCTTCCAGCGTTAGAGGCTGGTTCAGCCGTGCGGGGCAGTCGGGGCAGCTTCCGGCGCAGGCCGCGCAGTAGCCTTCGCCCCCGCCGAAGACCCAGTCTGCGAGGGCACAGAGCCGTTTTTTTCCGCGTCCAGCAGGAGGGCCTTCGCCACATAGGACGACTGGAACGCCTCGAAGGCCGGCCAGAGGTCGAGAAGCGCGTCGATCGCCTCCGGACTGACCGGCAAGGGCTCGCCCCCGGCATCGCCGATCCCCTCCCAGTCGAGGATCGCGCGTCGCGCCAGTGCCTTCGCCATGGCGAGCGCCGCCTCCTCGGTCGCGACTCCCTCGGGCAGATCGGCAATCGCGGGATCGCCGCGCGCCGAGACCATCAGGGCTGTGGTCAGCGGGCGCAGCTGCACGCGCACGCCGGGGATGAGGTCGCACCAGGACGGCGCGTTGGTGAGATCGAGGGTCAGCATGACGGGGGCCTTCTCAATAGGTTGCGACAGAGTTGACGAGGACGGCGGTGCACATCCGGCCGGTGGTCTCGGCCCGGGCGGCCTGCCAGTCGAAGCTGGCCTGGATGCCCTGCGGGCCCGGGATCTCGATCCGCGGCCGCGGCAGGTAGACCGCATGGGCGGTGAAGCTGAAGCTCTCGCCCGAGGGCAGGGTGTAGGCGAAGCCGATCTCGCAGGGATCGCCGGTCTGGGCCTGTGCCACCAGCGTCTGGTCGGCAAAGCGGACCTCGATCCGCCCCGTGAGAGCGGCGATGGAGGGATCCGCCCCGTCGATCTTGCCATCCGCGCGGATGGTCTCGATCCGGTCGAGACTGTTGGCATAGGTGATCTCGGCCGAGACCACGTTGCCGAGAGCCACGCCATCGCGGCTGATCGCGCCGTTGAAGTGCCCGAAGCGCAGGAGGGAGAGCTCCTCCGGCGTGCCGGCACCGCTCGCGGCGGCAATCGTCTCGCCCTGCGCAACTAGACGGGCCGTGGCCGTGAGGAGGCCCGAGCGCTGCACCTGCCAGCTGAACTGGTCCAGGACGCAGCCGGAATACATCGCATAACGCGGCACCTCCGGCATGCCGGTCTCGATCGACATCGAGGGCAGGGTCCAGCTGCCCGAGCGGAACTCGTGGGTATATGGCCCGGTGCCCGTGGTGACCGGATCGCCGAAGGCCGCCTTCAGCCAGAAGCCGAAGGCCTCGGCGTCGATCGGCACCACCACATCGCCATCCGCCGTCACCGCATCCTTGACCGGGGCCAGGGGATCGCGGCCGTAGCCCAGAAGCTCGCTCGACAGGAGCGGCTGTTCCGCGCCGAGCGTGGTGCTGGCAAAGGGCATCCGGGTGAAGCCGCTCACGGGCGGGGTGCCGTAAGTCGTCTCGAACGCAAGCGCCATCCGCGCCCGCGCGCCTTGCGCACGTGCCATGTTCTTCTCCTTGCAGGGGGGTGCGTTCCGCACCAAGATCGGGCGAGACACGCGCAGGCAGGTCGGCCTGCGCGCCAGAATCGAAGGAATGCCGCGTGAGTTACCGGGACCCTGTGCAGAAGCCCGTCTTGACAGCCCCCGCCGGAGCGTCAGCCAAATCCTCGATCCTCGCCGCCGATCTCCAGCTCGACGGCCATGTCACAAGCACAGGCCGCATCAAGGTGCATTGCCAGATCAAGGGCAACCTGGCGGGGCCGCATCTGACGGTCGAGCCCGAGGCCAGGGTGCAGGGAGACATCACCGCCGAGCAGCTTGACCTGGGGGGCTCGGTTACCGGCGATGTCACCGCGACGGTCGTGAACATCCATTCGACCGCCAGGCTCACGGGGCGGATCACCTACGAGACGCTCACCGTTGCAGCGGGGGCCTTCGTCGAAGGCGACCTACATCGCATGGCAGCAGCGGAACCGGCGCTTCCGGATCCCGTCGCGCCTCAGCCGAGCGGGTCCGCCAGCGCGTAATGCAGGACCACGGGGATCACGGCGGCCTTCAGACCCGCCGCCCCCTCCATCGGCAGATCGACTGAGCGCGGGGCCTCCGCCTCGACCCAGTCGCAGAGGCCGCCGAGCGTGCGGTCGGCGACAATCGCTGCGCCCACGCTGGCACAAAGCGCGTCGAAGGCGGCGTCACGCGCGGCACCCTGAACGACCGCCTCGATCTCGGCCCGGTGCTGGTAGTGGTATCGCAGTGGCGACAGCGTGACCTCCGACTCCCCCGGTTCGCCGTCGCGCAGGATCAGGAGGCCCGGCGCGGGAACGCGCTCGGGCAGGACGTCGCCGCGCAGGACGGTCGCAGGCAGCGCCGATAGCCGCGCGTGCAGCGCGGCGAGGATGGTTTCGCGGGGGGTGGGCATCGGATAACCTGCAAGCCTGACATCATGGGAACTGAATCGGCATGTCGAGACTCAGACTATCGGCACCACTTCCATCCAACCTGACCAGGTGGCTGAACGACGTGCATCCTGCCTGGCTGCAACTGGGCGCGGGACCATTCTACGATCTGGTGCCCTTCCACTCGCCTCGATCACCTATGCACCTCGACTATCACGGCAACGCCGCTGACATTGCCGGATCGGTCATCTTCCGTAATCTGCGCCTTTATCTGACCCTGATCGGCGAAGGACGGATTGCGTTGCTGCCGAGCGGCACCATGACCTCCGAAAGCCTCGATCTTCTGCTGACGACTATGGATTGGCCAGATTTCGACACCGAGATGACCAGGCATCTCAGACGCCCGCTTGACCAGGAAACCATCTGCCCTCTCGACTTCCTGATGGCACTCGCGATTGCCGCCCGCCTCATCCAGGTCGATGGCGGGCGGCTTGCTGTGACGGAAGCGGGTCGCCGCCTGCGCGAGAACCTGATCGATGCATCGATGGTGCGGGCGGTTTTCGAAGCGGCCTTCGCGAGGGTCAACCCGAGAACCCTGACCAAGTTGGCGCATTCTTGGGTCCATGAGCAGGCGGGGATCGTCTTCTGGTGCCTCTCGATCACGGCCGACTTGCCGCGATCTGTACCTCAGCTGACGCGTTACTGCTTCGTGCCTCCCGAAAAGTTCCTCGACGAACCGTTCAATGTGCTCGAGGTCTACATGCGGGCCGTCTATCTGACACCATTGACGTGGTTCGGTCTGATGAAGACGATGGCGGCGGCCGAAGCGACGCACATCCAGGAACCCCTATACCAGAAGACGCCGCTCTTCGATCGGTTCATGCAGTTTGACATCGAGCGCGCTCAGCCCATGGAGCGTCCGAACTGATCGAAGAGAGCGGCGCCGAACGATATACGCCGGAAGATCACGCGCGTCCCTCCACCCAATTCGCCACGATCAACCCCGGCACCGCATCATGCGCCCGCTCGGCGTCCCGCGCGAGGTCCAGCCGCTTCGGCAGCTTGACCTGCGGCACCAGCAGGAAGATTGGCGCGGTCACGAGGCCCCGGCCGGTTTTCGACCTTGATGCTACGGCACGGCCTTTTTTGTTCAGCTGCCCCTCGGCCACCAGCAGGCTCGGCCCTCGACGGCGATAGATGAACCGCAGCTTCAGCCCGGTGCGGCGTTCCCATTCGCCGGGGGTGATCCGGCCGCCGCGCGGTGACTTGCCCGCCGTCGCAGTCGGGATTGCCAGCCAGAAGCCGTTCCTGGACCGGATCAGCGGGCCGGTGTCATGGGCGCCGACGATGACCGGGGCATTCGACCAGACCACGGCCGCCGCGTTCAGGCTGGGCGTGGCCTTCGGGAACTGTTCGGACCGGATAGTGCGGGCGAGCCGCGCACCCAGTCCCGCGCCAGTGATCTGCCCGCGCCAGGCGGTCTTGAGGCCGGTTCCAGCCTCACGGATCGCCGCCGAGACCGCGCGTTCCCCTGCTGCGACCTCGGCGGCCATCATCGCGACGATGTCGGGATCGATGTCGAGCTTGAGCTTCATCGTGGTCACGCTGGGCGGAGTTCGATGGTCCAGACCAGCCGCTCGCGGTCACGGACAGGCTCGCCCTGGATGAGAAAGGCGTCGCCGTCGATCTCGATGCGGTCGCCGGGGCGCGGGGCTGGAACCTCGGCCGCGCGCAGGTCGACGCGGGTGGTTTCGGACCAGAGCCGCGCGTCGCCAAAGTCGGTGACGGCATCGGCACGCCGGGCAACGACGCGCACCAGGACGGGCGCGCCGCCATCGGCGATGTAGACCGCGTCCCGGCCGATGTTCGGATCGGCGAAGAGCGCGCCGACGGCGGCGGCGAAGGCGCTCATCAGAACGCGCCGTTCAGCCGCACCCGGCCGACCACATCGCCAGCACCACCCGCCACCGCCTCGGTCGCCACGCCGATCAGCGTGTTCGAGGTGGTGACCTTGGTGGTTTGCCGGGCGGTGTTGTCCCAATAGATGCGGTCGCCGACGGCCCATGCCTGGGAGCCGAGCTTCTTCAGCTCATAGACGCCGACGAGCGCGGCTTCGACAGTTTCGCCGAGGGCGGCGGTGCCGGAGGCCACGCCGAAGATCGAGCCGACGAGCAGGCCATCGCCCGATGCGACGGCATATGGCGCGGTCAGGGTGATGGTATTGCCGGGCTGGACGTAGTTCTTCATCGGGGATGTCCTTTCGCGAACATGGAAACAGGCGGCGCAAGGGCCGCCTGTCAGGGTTCAGGTGAGCGAATTGTCCCGGCTTACGCGCCGGGATTTCTGTAAAGGCCGCGCCAGTCGATGGCCTTGGCGCCGAAGTCGAGGCGGCACTTGATCTCGACCCCGTCGACGTCGAAGCCATTGCGGGTCTCGATATAGGCACCCTGCTGACCCTCCAGATAGGCGTATTCGATGGTGTCGATTTGGTTGGGTGAAGCTGCCAGATACCAGGCGGTGGCACTGGCGGCATCAAGGCGGGGCTCGCTGATCGGCGAGAGCGTCCGGATCGACTGCGGCACGACCTTGGTGCTGTCGGCCGGAACGAGGTTCTGCGCCACCAGCTGTTTGGCCTTCAGTTCCAATGCGGCGGGCACGATCAGATAGGCCGGGCGGATGTTCAGCACGGTCTTCTTGTCGAAGCCGGTCTGCAGCGCCATGGCCGCCCGTGCCGCGCCCACTGCGTCGACACCAAGTGCTGTGCCTGTCCCGGCCAGGTTCTTGTGCGTGGTGTGGAACAGCGCGTTGCCATCGGCCATCGCCGGGTTGGCGGTGATGATGCCCCAGACCACATCGCTTTCAAGTTGGGCGATGGAATTGCCATACATCGCCGGGATCCGGGTGAAGGCATCGAGATCGTCGTTGATCAGCGTCTGGCGCGTGATCGCAACCACCCGGCCGTAGGTCTTGACCTTGTAGCTTTCCTTGGACTCCCCGAGCGTGCCGCGCTTGAACTCGCCGCTTTCGCCCACTTCCAGCAGTTGCGGGGCCTCGCCCAGCTGAACCCTGTTCATCGCCTTGAAGTCGGTGGCGAGAACCTGGCGGCAGAACAGCATGAAGGTGCGCGGATAGGTCTCATAGGCCTGGCGCAGGGTCTTGTTGGTGACAGCGGACAGGATTTCGGGGAAGTCGGAGGTGGAATGCAGCGAGCGCGTTGCAACCTCGTCGCGCGACAGGCCGCGCGTGTTGACCCCGGCATTGGTCAGGCTTTCGCGGGCCAGTTCCAGAAGCGACATGCCACGGTACTGGCGGGCAGAGTCGTCCAGTTGGAACAACGTCGGGCTGTAGCGGTGCAGCAGCGCATTGGCCACGGCGTCGCGGCGGGTCACGCGTTCATCCCGGCCGCCGAGCGGGATCGAGACATGCGGGAAGGTGCGGGTCTCGTCGGATTTGGCGGCGACCTGATCGAGGATCAGGCGGCGGGATTCATCGACGGTGACACCGCGCTTGACCAGATCCTCGGCAAAGCCGCGCTCAAGGTTCAGGCGACCCGCCAAATCGTAGATGGTGGAGACGCGGTCGCGTTCACCCTCGCGCGCACGGGTGGCGATGGCTTCGGTGTCGGGCGCGATGGGCTGTGACAGCGCGCGGGTTTCGCTGGTGCGCACCTGAGGCTCGGCAGCGGCATTGGTGGGATCGGTCATCTGGGTCTCCTCGGTCGCATGGGGTTCGGCGGCCGCTGCGGCCGGGGGCTGGGTTTGATCGGTCATCGGGAATGCTCCTTGTCGTTGGGCCAAAGCGTCCCGGCGATGAAGGACGCAGTCGTGAAGGCGTTGCTGGGCGCGGAAGCCTGCGGCGGGGTCGGCCCCGACCGGCACAGCGGAAACCTCGAACGGCGTCCAGTCGACGGCGCGCCACAACTCGCGGCCGCCATCGGGCTTGGAGACCTCGAAGCGGTGGACCTGGTAACCGATGGAGACCGCCCGGATGTGCCCGGCCTGAATGTCGCGCCAGATCGGTTCGACATCGTCGCGTTCGGAGATGCGGACCAGCGCGATGCCCCGGCCATTTTCAAGGCGCGCGGAACCAGGGACGACCGAGCCGATGACCGCGTCCAGCGCGCCCAGCTCGTGCACCTTCAGGAAGGGCGCGCCCGCGTTCAACCTTTCCAGCCGCACATGGGCGGGATCCAGGCTCAGTTCCTCGTCGTAAGGCTCGCCGAAGAAGCTGGCGCGGCGAACGCGGGCCCCGGCCGACCAGACCACCTCGACAGTGCGGGCGGTCGCATCGGCCGTGTTCGGCGCAAGCTCCGCCGTCCGGCGCATGGCCGGCAGTTCGATCATCGTGTCCATGGGGTCAGTCCTGTTGGGCGGCGTCAGGTTGCGCCGGGTCGTTGTCGGGGTCGGCCGCCGGATCGTTGGCCGGATCGCTTGTCTGGGCGCTGCCGGTTTTCGTGACGCGGCGCGGGTCGCTGTCGAGAACAAGGCCGAGGGCATCCAGCTTGGCATTGGTCGCGGCGATTTCCGCGAGTACAGCGTCGGGGTTGCGGCCCTGCTTGGCGATCACCTCGGCCAGCGTCATGGTGCCCGACCGGATCGACAGCAGGTTGGCCATCGCGTCCTTCTGCGGGTCGACCGCTTCGAACTTCGGCGGCGACCATTCGACCGGCACGTCGGGCGACGGGATCTGGCCCGCCGCCCATGCAGCTTCGGTGAACCAGCGCCAGACCGGGGCGCAGAACATCGGGATGAAGAGCTGCCACTGCACAGCGTCGATCTGACGGCGGAACTCGACGAGCCCGGCCCGGATCGAGGAATAGTTGACCTGACTGAGATCGCCGGTCAGCAATTCATACGGCACGCGGAACCCGGCCGAGATGGTGTGCAGGCTGGCCCGCTTGTATTCGCCATAACCGCCCGTGGCGGAGGGCTGGTTGAAGCGGATGTCCTTGCCGCCCCGGGCATAGGCGATCAGCCCCGGTTCGAACTGCTCGACCCGGTTGCCGTCGGCATCGACCACGGTTGGTGCGATGCCCTGCTGGGATTCATCGTCGCCGAAGACGATGGCGGTGACGCAGGCCTCAGTTTTCTTGCGGACCAGTTCAGCAACTTCATAGTCGTCGAGATCGCGCAAACTGCGGATCACCGGCGCGCCCCACGGCACGCCACGCGCCTGCGTGCGCTGTTTTTCATAGACATGGGCGATCTCGGTCGCGGGAACCGGGCGGCTGTCGAGGCCGCCCCGCAGCGCCCCATGTGCATCGCCGGGGTGTTCCGGGTGCAACCAGTAAGCCCGGCGTTTGCCGACCGGGTCAAACTCGATGCCTTGCACGATGCGGCCCGCGCCGACGTTGCTGGTCTTGGTGGCGTCGAGGAAATCGGCCTCCAGCACCTGAAGTTGCAACGGCACAGCCAGACCATCGCTGGCCCGCCGAAGCCTGCGCCGAACCAATACCTCGCCCGCCTCGACCATTTCGCGGCAGATCAGCGTCTGCAGCCCGTAGAAATCCAGCTGGCCGTCGGCGTCGCAATCGGCCGTCCAGCGTTCGAACAGGGCATCGACCTTGCGGTCCAGCTTGTCGTCGCCACTGGCGGCACGGGGCATGATGCCGCTTCCGACGATGTTGTTCACCAGCACCGCCACCGCCTTGGCCGCATGCGGATTGTTGCGCACCAGATCCCGCATCCGGTCGCGCAAGAGCGCCCCGGCTACGCCGATCTCGGTGTCGGCCGAGGATCCCGGCGCACGCCACCCGTCCGTGCGTCGCCCTTTGGATGCGCCGTCATAGCCGCGCGTCAGGGTCTCGAAGGCCTGCCGTGCCAGCACGCGCCGGGCCGCCATGCGCGGTGCCACCGAGGCAATGGCATGGTCCATCCAGTTCGCGGGCATCAGCGATCCCCGCGCGAGAAGCCCGCCAACCCGGCCACAGGCAGCGGCCGCGTGGTCCCCGCGATGGCACGTTCGATGGTCCGGATTCTGCCCAGCAGATCCTCGGCCGAGCCGTAGTCGACGGATTTTCCATCATAGCTGACCCGCGTCGTGCCGCTGGCATAGGCCCGGCGCAGGGCCGCGAGTTCGGTTTCCGTCCACTCTGCCATGTCAGAACCATCCTCCGCGTCGGCCAAGCCAGTCCGACTGCCGTTTTCCCTGGGGTGCGGCTTGCGGCCGGTTGACCCGCCCCGCACCATCGATTTCCGTTGGCGCCGCCCCGAGTTGATCCTCGAGATCGCGCCATTTCTCGTCGGTCCAGCGATCCGCGCCCGCGATCCAGGCGGCGGCGCGGGCATAGACCCGGCAGTCCAGCGCCTCGTTGCGCTCACGCAGTTTCTGCCATTCCAGCCGGGCAAAGCCGCGCTTGGTGCGCACCGTCACCAGCTGCTCGGCCACGAACTGCTTCAGCCATTCGTTCTCGACCCAATGCGGCAGATGCACCGAGCCGGGCGGAAACGCGGCCCCTTCGGCCATGTCTTCCTCGGTCGGACGTTCCAGCCGCAGGAAGCGGTAGGTCTCGGCCTTGAAGGTCGAGACCGCCACGGTCCAAAGCCGCGCGCCGCGCCGCAGGCGCTTGCCACCCTCGGTCGCATCCACGAAGGTCGGCCCCGACACCGGGCTGGAACGGTTGAACCCTTCGACGCCTTTCACCGGCGACACCTGCCCAAACCCTTGCGCCCGCGACCAGGAATAGACCGCCGCGGCCTCATAGCCTGTGTCGATGGCAAGCCGCGCGATGCGCAGATGCGCGCCGCGTTCATGCGGCCAGGACCGGTCCAGCAAGGCCGTCAGTTCCGACCATGCATCATGCCGATCCGGCCCGCCCTCGATGACAACATGATCGACCAGCCAGCTTTCCAGACCGCGACCCCAGGCCCAGACGTCGACCTCGATCCGGTCCTTCTGCACGTCGGCTCCGGCGGTCAGGAACAGCCCGCCCGCTGGCACCGTGCCGGACGTCCAGCGCTCGCGCCGGTCGTAGAGCCGTTGCCAGTCGGGGGCTTCCCCAGTTTCGACCCAAGTTTCGCCAAGGATCGTGTTGCGAAACGCCTTGATCGCCTCGTCCGACCCTTGGGCCGCTTCCCATGACCGCACGATCCGCTCCCAACTCAACCAGCCGATCGGCGAGTAGAGCGCCGAGAGGTGATACCCGACCGTGGTCGGATCGGCGGCAACGGCCGTCGCTCGCCATTCGCCAGCCTCCAGCATCGCCGTCTTGTGATGTTCGCCGATGGGCTGATCACAGCCCTCGCAGTGATATTCCGCCGTTTCCGGCCGCCCCTTCTGCCAGCGCAGCCGGTCGAATTTCAGCCACTGCGCGTGGCTGCAATGCGGGCACGGCACGAAGAACCGGCGCTGGTCCGAGGCCTCGTATTCCCGTTCGATCCGGCTCAGCCCCCGAATTGTGGGGGTCGAAACCAGGAACACCTTGCGCCGGTGCGCGAAGGTCAGCGACCGCGCTTCCGCCAGCGTGACCGGATCACCTTCTTCGTCGGCCGAGGCCGGATAGGCATCAACCTCGTCGAGGAAGATGTAGCGCGCCGGGGTCGACCGCAGCCCTACCGCCGAGTTTGCCCCTGTCATGATCAAGATGCCGCCCGCGAATTCCTTCGACAGCATGGTGTTGCCCGCGTCCCGCGATCGCGCCGGTTTGACCCGCTCCCGCAGGTCAGGGCTTTCGTCGATCAGCGGGTCGATCCGCTGGCGCGAGTTGCGCTTGGCCAGTTCCACCGTCGGCTGGACCGCCAGCATCGGGCCCGGTGCCTGGTGAATGGCAAAACCGATCCAGTTGTTGCCAGCCTCGGTCGCCCCGACCTGCGCGGCCTTCATGAACACAATGCGCTGCATCTCGTCGCCGGGCGACAGGCGGTCCATGATCTCGCGCATGTAAGGCGTGCGCGCCGTCCGATATCGCCCCGGTTCCGCCGAAGCGCGACCCGACAGCATCCGGTGCTTGTCCGCCCATTGCGACACTGTCAGGTCGGGGTCCGGCGTCAGACCCGCACCCCAGGTGCGCAGGATTTCCGCCGCGCCGTCGAAGTCGGTCAGGTCGTCGCCAGTTTCACCGGAAATCAGGCCGGACCTCGGCAAGTTCGTCGAGGTGGGCATGGACATGTTTTTCCAAGGCCTTCTGCATTGCGGCCGGTTCCACGCCCAGTTCCGCCGCCATCAATGCCGATGACCGCGCGGGCCAGTTCACCCATGCGTCCCGCACCTCCCGCGCCAGCCGGAACACCAGCGACAGCGCCCGGGCCCGCTCGATCAACTCCCCCTTCAGCTTCTGCAGCCGGATGCGCCGCTCCTGCGCCTTCAGAACCTCGTTGGCGGTCTTGGCCTGCAGGTAGGTCGTGCCCCCGCCAACCGCTGGCACCGCCAGCCCCTGTTCGCGCAGGGTCTCGCCCACAGCAGCAACGGCCGCCTCGGGCACCGGCTTCAGCTTGGGCTCGGGCGGCTTTCGGGTCTTCGACGGGTCGGTCGTTTCCGCCCGACGCACATCGCTGGCGGCCGCGTTGATGCTGCCATCGGCGAAGAGCACAAGCCGTTCAGCCGTCTTCGCCTTCTGGATCGCGCCCCGCGACAGCCCGACGTGCGCGGCGTACTGGCGCTCGCTCATGCCCTGCATTGGCGGCTCCGATTATCATTCAAGATCATGTGCTTATGTCGTTGATAAGCGTCGCGGACAGAGCGAACGTCCTTTCAGAAGGACGATGCAACTCACTTAGGAGCCACCGAAATGACCCGCCGCGCACAGGACAACACGAAAGCCCTCGACGCCTTCCTCGCCGCCAAGATCGAGATCGACGCGATGCTGGAGCGACTTGCCGCCCTCAGCGCGGACCACTTCGAGACCAGCCCCGACGAGATCCACTGGGGGCACGTTGGCACCCTGAACCACTACCGCGCCAAGCTGTGCGAGATCACCGACAGCGCCTTCAAGGAAGGCGAACACGCCGAGTGAGACGACCCACTCTCGGTCCCGCCCGCCGACTGGCGGGC